GCCCTTATGTTCCGCCGCACTTCCAGGGACGATTTGTTCCTCAGGGAGCGCGTAGCTCAGCCGGTAGAGCAACTGACTTTTAATCAGTAGGTCCAGGGTTCGAATCCCTGCGCGCTCACCAAAATATCCAATAAAATCAGCTAATTGCGCATGAAGCGGTTTCGACCTCCTTGCTGATTTTGTGTCGGGGTAACAGTTGGGGTAACGGAAACCGCGTCTCTAATTCGCCGCCGATAAGCAGCTTGCAGACAGCCGGTGCCGCAATAGATTCGTCGTGACTGGCCGGTGAATGGCGTTCCGCAATGGGCGCAAGGCTTCGTCGTCTTTTCAAACTTGCTTTCCCGATCCAGAGCAGCGCACCGACTGCCGCAATATTTCGCAGCCTCCCGCTTTGGCTGGAATAGTGATCCGCATCGCTCACATGGCTTGGGATGCATCTTCCGAATATCGCCTTGCGCTCGGCACCATACGCTGCAATATCGTTGCTTCCGATTATGGGCATTGAAGCCTGTGCCGCAATGCTCGCAGGTCTTTGGATAGCGGCCACACGCCTTGTTATAGTTGGCGACGCGCTGGCATTCGATCGAACAATAGCGCGTCACGTTACCCCGCTTGTGCGGCGAGATTGCACCATTGCAGACGACACAGATACGGCCTTGCTTCGCTTCGAGTCGGGCTTCCTTCTCTAATCGGTGATAATCATCCATGGCGCATTTATTGCTGCAATAGATCGCATCGGCCCGCTTGCCTTCGAGCGATGCACCGCACCACAGACATTCAGGGCCGCGAAGATCATCGAGGTTCATAGCCATGCTGCCCGGCTTCTGACGATCCGGTCATAGGCAATCGTTTCCTCGGCCTCGCGAATGCGTTCGAGATGGGAATGATGCCCGCCGGCACATAGATGACTGCAAAACTTGTAATGGCCTTCCGGCAGCTTGCCGTGACAGCGAATGCAGCGGGTTCGCTCGATCTGCGCCCCAGCCCCCAACTGCACATATTCCGGCTGCCCCTCGGCCCATGTCGGGCGCTTGGCACCGATCTGCATCAAAGCCCGCGCCACGATGTCGGCAGCGGTGATATCGGCGTCCTGCCAGTTCCAGCCCTCAAGGCAGAGCCGTGCTCGCAGGCCGTGCCTGCATGTGGCTTCAAATGAAAATGGTGTCGGATCGCCGGCTTTCAGAATCGCTGCTATAGCATCGACAAGATGCCGCCGCCGGTCCTTGGTCATCCGGCGACGGTCTTTTGCCTTGGGCTTTGGAGTGGCAGGCGTCCACGGCAGCCGGTTCAACATGGGTCACGCCCAGTCTATGAACGAAAGAGCGTCCTCGACTTCCTGCGGGTTCAATCCCGCTTCCTTTGCCTGTGTCAGAGCCTGCACCATGGCCCCGAAAGCACGGGCACGGCCACCGGCGTCAAATGCCTGCGCAGGCCGTACGATATCGATCAGGATTTCATTTCCCAGCTTGGCAGTAGCTTCCTCGGCCATGATCTGGGCAATCGGTTGAAGCACCCATTGCGCCAGATGCCGTTGAGCCTCGCGCACAAGCGGCCCGGTCGTCGCCGGATTAAGCAGGCCCGGCAGAATACCGAATATGCCGTAGATTTCGCCCTTGGCCTCATTCAGAAGCTTGTCAGCAAGGGTCTTTTCCAGATCCGGTGAAAGCTGATCGGGCGACTTGCCAAGCTGCGGGTGCATGCCAGCGCCGACAGCCTGCGCCACGCCCTCAATAACCAGAGCCGCACCGCGACGGCCACGGAACCCGGCCCGAAGCGCGCTCATGTCATCGGCAGAACCTTCCGGCACCGGGACGATCTGACTGCCGATCGGTGCATCGCGGAAAACATCGCGCAATGCCGTTTCGACTTCTTCGAGCAGTTGCGCCGACAATCTCGCCCGGCGTAATGGTGCCTGTCCGGCCCATGGCGTGGCAGGATCGCAGCCGATGCGGAAATGCAGAACCTCTCCGGCAAGAACCGTCTGCGAGCGGCCGCCGCCGATTTCAGGTATGCCGACACGATATGCACGGGGTTCACCGAACCGCGTGGACATATCCCAGTCTGTCACCGGCACAAGCTGGTCGTGAATAAGAAAAACCGCCTCGCCGCGTAGGGCAAGGGATCGTGCCGTCATCGCCATGGTGCGACGCGAAATCAGATCGGTGCCGGAAATGTCGGCGATGGAAAGCCCTGCCTCCCAGAGACTGACAGCAGTCTGCACGGCTGCGGTGATTTCAGCCAAGCCGGTCTGCCCCGAAATCCAGCCTTCACGGGCAGCCATGAGCGCGGCGGTATAGCCGACAGGCTGGGCACGGGTTTCAACAGGCTTGCGCCGGAATATGTCGAGCATGCCCATTAGAGCCTCCAGCGGTTGAGCGGCTGCACGGTTCTTTCCACCGTGGAAAAATCAGCCTGCCAGCTTCGCGCCTCGATCTGCGCTTGCGGATAGGCGGGACGGGTGACTGCCGAGATTTCAAACAGAGATGCCGATGTTACGGTGCGCAGGACGCCATTCGAGCGCCGTTCGACACGTTCGCCTGCATCATCGACACGGAAGCCCGGCGACACGCCACGGACAAGCCCTGCCTTGTGAGCGGCGAGGAAATCCCGCGCCCATGTGGTGCCGTCATCGATCGTCGCATCGACAATCAGCGCGTCGTCACTATCGGAAAGCTGCAAAGTGCCTGCCGCCCGTGAGGCGAGAGGCTTTTGATAATCATGGCCGGACAGCAGATGAATATCCTCACCTGCATTGATCCGCCCGGCGAAGGCGCGGGACGCAATGACTTCATAGCGCCCCGTCGCCAGTTCGGTTTCAGCGCCATAGGGAAACACCGCCCGAAGGCGGGTTGTGCCGCCCTCGGAGCGCAGTTCCAAAGCGCCGTTCGGTGTTGCCCAGAGCATGGCTATTACTCCGCAATGCCGGTCAGAATACGGGTCTGCAAGCCACGCGGTGCCGTGAAATCAGCCGTCACAAGGCCGGTAAGCACAAGCTGCCCGGAAGCCGCTTTCGTATACGGATCGCGGATCAAGTCGACGCCGCCGTAAAGGCCGAAATAGCCCGGTGCGACGCCCTGCACATTGGCCGTTAGGATCGCGGTTTCAGCCGGGATGACATTCGAGATTGCAGGCGTCCCGACATGCTTCGTCAGGCGATCCCATTCCGAAACGGCGGTGCCGGTGATCAGCGTGTCGTCAAGCTGCGCCCAGATAGCCGGATCAAAGGCAAGATTGACCTGTCCAGCGGAAGTAATGGCGTTGGCTTCCATGAATGCCACGATCTGTGCACGGAAGGCCGCCCACGTCGCCGCCGCCCCGACTGCGGTCGAGGTGATGCCGTAGGTCGTCGCGCCGGGAATGATGCCGAGCGGTTCGCCAGTTGCCCCGGTGCCGTTGATGACGACACGATCCAGTTCCGCACCGATGACGGCATTCAGATCGCGACGAATGGCAGCTTCCAGCCCTTCACCGGCCTGTTTCAGCGCCTTGCGGCTGATAATCATCTGTGCGCCGCCGGTCTGATCCGGGTTCAGGCTGCGCTCTTCGGTCTGATATTCGGAAGCTGCCCCGACATTACCGAGTTCGGTCGTCTGCCAGCCAAAGACAGCGCCAGCCGTCGCCACCGGAAACGCCAGTTCGCCGGAAGTGATGTTGATGCGCTGGATGCCGAGACGTTCGGCGACAGAGCCGGGGAAGATGCGATCGATAACAGGCCGGATCGCCTTCGGGTTGATCTGGTCAGCCGCGACGGTTTCGCCTGCACGGGTTTCCAGAGCCGCATAGGGAACCGGAACGCCCTGATAACCGCCGACACTGCGCAGTTCCTGCACGACTTCCGCAGTCGGGCCGGAAAGTGGCTTGCCTTCGTCCAGAGCAAGCGCCACCTGCCGCAGTTCAAACTTGCCGACAAGTTCCGCATATTCGCGATCAGAGCGCGTTTCGAGGTCCGCACCTGCATCACGACGTTCATCATCTTCCGCAATCAGAGCGGCACGATAGCGCGTTTCGTTCGAGCGATATTCGGCGTCGAGCGCTTCCATATTGCGCGTTTCTTCTTCGGTAGGCTTGTCCTT